GTAAATCTGTTTCCCCTGTAGTGGCTATTGGTATAAATGGTGTAGGTACTTACTATGCTTCAACATCAAGCCCTATCGTTGCAGGTAACGGTACAGACTTTGCCAATGTCCCTGCTAATACAAACTTGTATGCAATTTATGCAGACGGTAGTCAGCATTACACAGGTACAACAACAGCAACAGCAGGTGATGTATTAGTAGTAGTTGCAAACACTACAGCAACAGGTAATGTCATTGGTACAAGTGGCAATGCTCAAACATTGTATGCTGGTGCTCCAGTAAAATTTGATGCAAGTTTTGGTAACTTAACAGCAGGTACACGATACTTTGTTGCTACTATTCCAAACGCATCAGCATTCACAGTTTCATTAACTCATGGTGGCCCTAACGTTGCTTTAACATCAAATGCAAGCGTAACAGCAAATGCAATTCAAAACCAAGTTACATTGACTACTAACGCCGCTAACAATTCAAGTGGTGGTACAGGTCTTGGTGATCCATTCATTCAAGCAACAACAGAAGCAGGCTACATTGTACGTCAAAAAGGTAAGCAAAAATATCTTGTTACAGGTCTAACAACTGGTTTAACAGGTCAATGTTTAACAGCGAACGTTGCAAATGCAAGCATGGGTCCAAACACAATGACTATCACTGCTACATATGCTAACTCAAGCACAGCATATGTTGAAAGTCTAAGTAACTATAACTTAGAAATATTTGGTAACACAGCACCTATATTGCAAAATGCAAAACCAGCGATTGCAACATTTGGTACAGCATATGCGGCTAACACATATCCTGGAACAAACCCAATCACAGGTCAAACTTCTGCGGTATCAGGTCAACCTTACCCAATCGTCACTATCAACAACGCATAATTGGAGATACTAAATGGTAACGGCAAATCAAGCATTGAATATCAAACAAACAGAGACTGATATTGCCGTCCTTCAAGTTCAAGTTAAGAACATCGAAGATAAAGTAGGTGATATTAAAGATGATTTGAAGGATCTACAAAATTCTATTAATGATCATGCTGAAACAACAGCAAACACATTAAAAGAAATGCAAGAAGCAAGTGCCAGTGCTCACAAGTCTATGGCTGAAAAAATTTCTAGTTTAGAAAAATGGCGATGGATGATGATGGGAGCAGGTATAGTGTTAGGTACTATGGGGTACGACACACTAGCAAAGTTGTTAAAATAAAAAAGGGCTGTCAAAGCCCTTTTTTTATGAGTGTATCAATTTTCTCTTGTACAATATCCATATTAACTGTACTAAACAGTCCAGGGTGCATTGGCTTTGGATATTGATTTAATACTACCCAAGCATAACCACAATGTTCATCGTTTAATATTGGAATGAATTCATTTTGAACTTCACAAAAGAATGTATGATATGTAAAGTTATGATTTACAAATTTTTGTATGGGGATTAGTTTTCCGTTTTCGGGAAAACTTCCTATTTCTTCTTCACACTCTCTTATCACACCTTCTAATAGTGTCTCGTCATTTTCTATTTTACCACCTGGAATGCCCCAATTACCCGGATTCTTATGATCCGTTCTTAATAGGTATAGAAAACGATTTGTACTCTTGTTGTAAAAGAATACTCCTGCACTGGTATTTTTCATAGAAATATTATAGTATATTTCTACTTAGATTACAATACTATAATCGCCCTGATCGTACCAGCCTTCGTAACTTTTCATCCAAACACTTTCGCTTGGTACATATCTATATTGTATTTGGGTAGTTAAATTGGTAACATACTGTACATCGGTAGCATTCATACTATCAAAACTGACAAACCATTCCATTGTATTGCTATCGAATTGAATGATATCATTTGCATGTGCTACTAAGTTACCCCATGCTATAGTAGGGCTACCTGGACTACCAACATCTTCTACAATTAAATATCTACGACCATTGATAGGACCTGGTAGTCCAGCATTAGGTCCTATAGTTAATGGATTAATAACACTATCAACTGGATCTAATGTGTTCTGAGGTAGTGTATCAGGGTCAATGTTATATATTAATAGTCTGTCATCAACTGGATCAGGGACAATCGTACCTACAATATCAGTAGTCATATAAGGATTTTCTAACCATATTTGACTGATGCCTGGACGAATAGTTCCGTATACATTTAATAAACTAGACCAATATAAATTAGTATTTGGTGGTGTGGGATTGTCTAAATCAATATTGTCTGGATAGAAATCTTGATTAGCAGGTAATAATTGTAAGTGATTTCCTATCAATAGTAATTTATATCCATATGGAGTTATCTTTTCACGAGTACCTAGTAACAAATCACTATCTTGCATGTCTTGCAATGCTGTGCCTGAATATATACTTGCAATGATTTTTTCAATAACACCCATCTTTTTAAGTTTAGCACTTGTACTTAACCAAATAGGTATATAAAACTTCCACGTCATTATGTCAATAGGATTACTGGTTCCTACGGGAATTTGCCTACTTGAGAATGTCAACCCGTCTTGGTAAACAACACTCAAGCTAGTCCAATCAATAAAGTTATCTGTACTTTGAATTTCTAACGCAGGGTTAAACAATGTACTTAACTGCTCAACCAATTCTAATTTTTGATTGTAGTTAGTAGTCCAGAAGTCTACACTTAATCTTAATGTATATGGTACTGGCATCAATCTTTCAACAGTAAATGCTTGTCCTTGTGTAGTTTCATAACTTTGTGTATCACTATTGTATGTTCGTTGCCTTACTTGCAGTTTTTCTACAAAAGTAGGATCTTGTGTTCTACGCTGATCGTATTCTAATCCCGTGATATAATATGTGATCATTGGTGCGGTTGGCAAATTACTCGCACTGTTATTAGCAATGATAGTAGCAGCCTGGCGACTTTGATCACCGTACATGATAGGTACACGAACAAGTATGTCGTTACCGTTGGGGTCTTTACCTCTGGTTACATACCAGTTGCTAAAAATTTTTGCAAATTGAATTAAAAATCTGCGTACTTGATTGTCGTAAAAAAATTGTGCCATATTAAATTGGTGGTAATGTGTCTGGTTTTACTGTTAGTATTGTACTTAGTGCCTGTGCCTCGGGTACTTTATTTCCATTGGTTAATGTCATTTGGTTAGTATCATTAATAAATCCAGATAATAATGATGTATCTTCACTATCAAATCCAGTACCAGTTCTTACATTTTCTGAGATTCTTACCCATAATACACCGTCCCAACGATATAACACTTGCGGACTATAATCTATTCTTAAGAAATAATCTCCTACTTGTGGCTTTGCTGGGAAACTGATACCTGCTCCTGTTGGTAGTCCATTTGGCGCTTGTCCGTCACCAGTTAAATATCCTGCGCTGTATCCAAAACTTCTTGGGGTTGATCTTGCAATATATTGGAATCTTGGATCACAGTCTGCACGATAGTCCATAGTATTTGGACCATAAGGTTGTGTTCCAGTAAAGCCCGGGGCTTCAGGATTTTGATCTGCTGTTGCATATGTATTATCAGCAGTACCATATGGTCCGGTTATTGTACCTATTGGTACAAGCGAAAGTACTTTTTCTCCTTCAACAGGACCAGAGCCACTTCCTATTTTATCAGGATTTAATTTTATTGATTGTAGATTAACTTGAACAAAACTATCTATTGAACTAGCGTTTAGATCCATGTCAACTGACATGTCCCATAAACTTTTAATAACTTGTTTACTGACTTTAATGACTGGACTTGCGATTTTATAATTTGGATTTTTAATCATCATGACACTACCTGTTGTCATGATCGGTGCGCCTGAATTATTTGCTACTACATTGATTGGTGGCGCAGGTTGATTTAGTTTTCCTGACAATACACCATTTTCTTCAAACTCACCATATGTCGGTACAACATACAAATTACTATTATTGTAACCTGATTTAGGTAATAGTCTCTTAGCTTCTGCAAGCGCGGCGTCATTGATAGCAATGTTTTTATTGTATGTTGACAATATATCTGCCAATGTACTATCACCATCTAATTTCCAATATGCATCATTAGGCGGTGTTATTCCTGCAGGTACATCAGTGATTGATGTGTAATTTTTGCCACCAAAACTAATTACATATCCCGGTGGATATGTTTTTGATTTGTCCCACTGACCTAGATAATTATCTGTATTAGTAGGTGTTTGCAATATTTGACTGAATTCTTCACTGTTGACTAGTTTCTCACACTTGATACGCCATAAGTGTGGGAACCATGTTTGACTGAAACCTTCACTTGCATAGTTTGCATCAGTGACTTGATAAAATCTTTTTAGTGCAACAGGAATAGTTTCATCTAATGGATTGTAGTCAAGCAATTGAGGTAACTCAATAACATCACCAACCATTAATTTGCGACCAAACTGCTCAATCATATCATTGTAATGAACAGTAATGAAAATAATATCGTTGTTTAAGAACAATCCAAACTGACTTAAATCGAAGTCTAAGTTTTGTACATT